TGGAGCGCTGTGCGTGCGTACTTGGCGCGTTGCATCGCGCTGCAAGTCAAAGCCCCGGTCGTGTTCCATAATGCCCCTGTTGACGTGCCGCCGTACATGGACGTCGCCATCAATGCGGTGGTGGCGCATGGTGGCACGCCGGTGGATCGGAGCCATCCGACGTACGCGCATCCGTACACGGTGTACGGGATGGGAGTGCCCACAGCGGTCGGCGTCCTTGTGCGGCCCGTTGGAGAGGCATACGCCTTAGATGTGCTGCCCAAGGCCATTCCGGGTTGGACGGTCACTGTCGCCCGCGGCGCAGTGCGGTACGAGCACCAGGCGCCCGACGCGATCGTGGAGTTGCGGGAGCTGTCGTCCACTGGTTTCATGACCTGGGGAGGGCACCACTGGCGCGTGTACCTGGTTGCGGAGACCGACGACGCATGGTACCGTTGGTGTGTGCGGGAAGACGCTTGTTCCCCGCTTGCCTTGCCGGAGCAGGCGCGCGCCATGCTGTACCGCCATCTTCGAGGCGGCGCGTCGGACGAGGAAGCGCAGAATGCGCTTTCACGGGAGCTGCCCGGGCTTGACCCGCAGGTGCTCGTTGGCTATGTGCGTGCCGCCCGGGCGGCATTAGCATCGTTGGGCATTGCTCCGACCGCCGTGCCGTTGGCGGGTTTTGGTTCCGGGCGACTACTGAACACCGACCCCACGACGTCGGGTTGGCGGCGGCTTGGGAGGTTGATCTCTTTGGCCCTGCAGTGTGCTTTAGTCGCCCGGACGTGGCCGTTGGTTCGCACGCGAAGCTCCACTCACTTCCGCGTGTTGGGTGTGATCGTCCTAACCAGCGGGGTCCTCGCCTGTTTGGCTTGTCAACTGGGGTCGCCTTTTGTTGCCGGACTTGCGCTTGCAATGCAGTGGCAGGTCTTGTACTTCGCCACCTTGTTGCGCAACTTCCAGGAGCTCCCAGCCCGGCTTTCCTCCGCGCTCTCGAAGCAGCTACTGACCTTGCCATCCAACACCACTTACCCATGAGGTTCTCCGATTGGAAGGCCAAGTGGGCTCTTTGGAAGCAGCAAGCGCTCACGGTCAGCTGGCGGCGGGACCCTGTGCGGTTGGGACAGATCAAGGTCGCCGTTAAGCGCGAACCGCTGCATGGTGACGATCCGACCCCTGGAGGTTCGGTCACCGCCCCTCGGCTTATCCAGTACAACCCGAACTTCGCCACTCAACAGCGGCAGTGGCGTGTGTATGAACTGCAGAAGGCGTACACGCGCGCGTTGCAGGGAGCGGAGGTGGACGGTCGGCGTGTCTGGTTCGCGAGTGGCATGAACGCCTCCCACCTGTCCGATTGGATGACGCAGGCGCACCTTGAAGGGATGCGCAGTGCGTATGAGCGGGACGGTAAGCGGTGGGACGCGAGAGTGCAGAGGTGGCACAAGGAAGCTGTCCATCGGCAGTACCAACGGATGGCGCCGCGGCTGGCCGCGCGTTTGCGCCAGGCGATACGCGTGCGAGCTTACGCGCGTTATGAGACGGGTTTGTTGTCGTACACCGTTGATGGCACTGTTTTGAGTGGCCATAACGACACAACGTTGACCAACAGCCTCCTCAACGCGGCGATACTTGTCGCTTGTGTCCCGCGCGGATCGTGGGTGATGGTCGTGGGCGACGACGCTCTTGTCCTTTCGCGTGAGGACTTAGACGGCGTAGCCATTGCCGCGGCAGAGCGCGAGCATGGGATTGAGCCCAAGTACCGCGTCTTTCGAGACTTAGAGAGCGTTAGCTTTGCTAGTGGAGTTTGGCTCCGAGCCGACTCCCGGTACTGGTACGTGCCCACCCCATCCCGCATGTTGCGGCGGTTGTACTGGAC